AGTGTGACATTATCAAAATTAGCCCCGCCACCACGGGCTCCCCCGAAAGACCATTCTCCTGTATACCAGGTGCCTTTGATGAGGTTGACGTAATTACCTGTATTTGGGTTATAGCCACTGGCCACGACCAGGCTGATGCCGTTATTCATCAATCCACCGCCACCATTATCCCCTGAATTGATGGCAAATCCGGGGTTACCGTTAATCCCTGGCTGGACTGTAATTGGGCTCGTAATTTTCCCACCCGCTTTCTGATCGACAGTATTTAAGCGCGAATCATCGCCTGCGGCTACCGTTCCAGCCGCAGTTCCGACGTCCATGGTGGCGCTGTCTCCCAAACCGAGGTTTGTGCGAGCGCCTGATTCGGTTGTCGATCCGGTACCGCCTTGGTTAACAGGCACTGCCCCGCCGCTCTTCGTTGCCATATTGTCAGACAGATATTTCCATGAAGGGCCGTTGAAGGTAGTGCCGTCTGGCAGCTTCACTGTGATGTTTCCAGCGGCGGTGTAAACCTGCTGCCAGTTCTGTTTGTCGTAATTCAGTCCACGCAGTGCTTCAGCACTTTGCGCCACCAGCGCGGCAGTTACCATGTTCAGCGCCACGCGGGGAACTGCTGACCAGGCCGCACCGGATTGCGTTGGCCCGGTAAAGTTGCTGACCAGCGTCAACTGGGTATTGCTCTCGACTGATTTGACTGGCAGCGTATACGGAACGCCGCCCACAGTTGAGACAATGAAGTCACCTGCAGCGATTTCAGTTGCAAATGCCGTTCCGCTACCACCAACAATAGCGGACCCGTTTGTGAGGGTAATTGTACCTGCCGACATAAAAAACTCCTGAGCTCAGATAATAAAAAACCCGCCGAAGCGGGTTCTTGTTTTGTTCATTTTGAACAGGTCGACCTGGTGAAGTTATTTTTGCTCACCCATCGCCAGTTGAAGGGGTAGCCTGCTCTATATTCTGTCTGACTGGCTACTTTACGCACACCATAAATCTGTACCGACTGAACCTGGCCACCAATAAGCGCTTCTGCCTCGCATAATGGTTCCTGCTTTTGCAGAACTGAACCGGAGCAAGCAGAAAGAAACAGGCAGAATACCATCGCGAATATTATTTTTGTCATTTCACACCTTGGCTAGTTTTTAATAAGTAAAACTAACGCAGCGGTATTAAAATATAAAATAGATATAACAGATCAATTATGTGGATTTGATCGCTTAAAACGATCAATCATAGGCGGCAGTGTTGATAGCCGTCAAAGCTATCCCAGTCGTTGTCCCACCAGCAGCAGAACCGGTAGCCGTGGTCGAAGGCGCGGCATTAATTCTGGTTGATGAACCATTAAACCGACATCCTGAGTAAGCGGTGATATTCACAATGGTGGGTGGTTTAGTGTTATTGTTCTGGATTATCTGGGAGCCAAGAATAGCGGGTGCCACCGCATAACTACCAGGCAGAGTGACGTCAATATTAATTCCACCTGTCGTAGCTCCAGGCGACCCAACAGTCACAAGGTCACTCAGTATCCGACTTTCGTTTGTCAGAACCAACTTCCCAGTGGCATCCCAGATAGCAAATCCCCATTTTGGCAATGTCTGAGGATAAATAGCAAAGATGTAAGCCGTTAATGTATGTGCCTGTCCATAAGGATTGCTCGATCCAACAAGAATATTTCCTCCTGATCGGGCCGCAGTGACTATTGTAGGCTGAACTGTATCACTCGTTTTGCAAAAAACCATTGCTGGATAAGACACGTCCAGAGCTACTTCTGCAGATGCACCGTGATATGCCCCGCTTGCTACTGAATTAACCACTACCTTCCTGTAGAGACAAAATGGTGTGGACTGTGGCGTGATAAAGGGATTCCCATTATCCAGAGCTATCAGTGCGCCATAATCTGCCATTACGCCTTCTCCACAAAAACTACGAGCTCACATTCAGAGGCTGGATAGTTTCCAATCCCTACGCTGCTTGCAGCGCCGAGAGTTATCGTATTTCCGCTTGCGACGATACGGCGCCCCACCGATATCGCCCCCTTATCCAGAGAAACGACAAACCCGACCTTCATTCCTGCCGGAATGGTAAACGACCAGCTTCCGGAGTTCTGCCCTTCAGAAAGTTGAATACGGCCGACCACTGAAACTGGCTTAATACCATAATTGTTCGGATTGCCATTGGCATCCCATGTCTGAATGCCCCACGTCATTAAAATACCCCTGTAAGTTTGCCAATCTGTACGCGGAGGACGCCGTTCGCATCCCTGATGCTGTCAGTAACGTTCGTAGTCTTTCTTGCGCCCTGCCCGTCACTGCCGTAGTTTTCCCAGGTCCCCCCTTTATCCAGTTTCCACCCGGACTGCCCTGGGACGTAATTGTTGGACTGGATGAAGTTGCCGATTTTGGCATTGGTGATGGTGCCATCCTGAATAAACGCTGAGCTCATAAATACCTGACCATTAACAACCGCGAACGGTGAATACTGGGTATCATCGCTGCCACTCACCAGCACGAACTGATTAGCGTTAAAACCAACACGTGTAACTACTGGCTTCCCGGCCTCAGCAAGCACGGCAATCGACATCCCGGCGTTGTACATCACACCGTTTATCCTCACGCCTGTTTTGAGGGTGTAGATTGCCGAAGCGCCGGAGGCATCAACAACGGCTGTAAGCTTGTCTTCCAGGGAGGCGGTGACGTTGTTGATCTGCGCCTGCACCTGTGTCGACATTTCGGCCATTGCCCTGTCCACCTCAGCAATAGTCGTTTTCACAACCAGAATATCGGCGCGAACCTCTCCGTATTGCGCCCATTGATGTTCAACTGTTCCGTGGTTGGCCAGCGCGTTCTGCATTGTGGCTTCAAGATTGGTATCAATATCGCTGGTCAAGCGGTCGCCGTCGGCCGAGGTAAGGAAATCGTCTGCGATTTCACCCAGATAATCATCGGCGTTATCGTTAGACATCCCCCTGATCCAGTCGGTATAACCGGACTCGTTACCCGTTTTGTCTACCAGTTGCGCGCGGTACCAGAATTCCTGCCCTGCTTTAAGGCCGAGCTGGGTGTATTCCGCAGATGGATAAGGCACATCTGAGAGCAGGAGTGGATCTGAAAAGTCACTGTTGGCAGTGTACTGAATTTCCGTTTTTAGCGTATCGCCGGTGTTTGCCGGAAAACCCCAGTTCAGACGGATCCCCCAGTTAATGCCCGTGGCCGTGAATCCTAATGGCTTAGGCGGATTACCTACTTTGCCGGTCAGGATCTTCTCTTCTGAATATCCCCATCCTGAGGAAATTTCAGCGGCATTAATTGCGCGCAAGCGCACCAGGTAGCGCCCGGAATAAATCCCCGGGACGTCGAATGACGTGGTGGAGCTGCGCGGCACGTTACCCCAGTTCCCGTCATTGCGGCGCCACTGCGCCTCATAAGCGATGGCATTTTGTGCCTGGTCCCAGCTCACTCTCATGGTTTCGACGCTGATATTCTGCTGAACCACCGAAAACGAGCTGATCGCGATGTTGGCTGGCGGCGACTGATTGCCTGGAGGGATGACACTTACCGGCCGCTGATCAATGATGGCACCCGTATCGATTCGGGCATATTTATCCGGATCGTGATTTGCCCCCGTGATGGTATATGTCCCGTCATTGTTATCGGTGACACTAATTACCCTGTACTGCTGCGCATAGAGTTCATCAGATTCAATTACCCATCCAGCCTCAGCCTGCGGAAGTTCACTAAAGGAAGTTGTTAAGGTGACCATTTCACCGGACAGGGACTGAATCGTCCGGGATTGGGTAATGCCCGACGGCAGGTTTACCATTATCCTGTCACCGGCCTTAGCGCTTGGCACCCGGTCAAGTTTGAGTACACGACCATTAACCGCGGATAATCGACCACCTAAATCTCTCCCTGAAAGATTTCGGTCAGAAACAGCAATTATGTAGCCCGGCTGAGGAATATTGCCGTCCAGACCAACGTCAAACGTTACAACCCTGTCTTTATTGTTGGTCAGGATCCCCCAGCGCCCTTTCCTGTTTGCCTCAGACTGTCGGGTGCACCCGATGGCGGTGATCTCAAGCTGGTTGAAACCATAGCGCGCCACCAGCGCTTGCTCGAAGACGGGCTCCATTGCATCAGCATAGCCATTTGCCGGATCAGACCAGGATACAAGAGCGTTTGTATAGCGACTTTTGGTTGTGCTGCTGGCATACACAAATTTGCCGTCGACGACGTTAGCGTGCGTGTAGGTAAAATCGACATCTCTGGGCATGTCTGCAAGGGCAACAATCTGGTCGTCTCCCCAGTAGGTCATACCTCGAAAAATGGCAGCGAAGTCTCGCAGGACAATGTAAGCGTCATTTCGATCCTGAATGTATACGTTGCAGGTGTAACGAGGTTCAGTTCCGCTGCCGCCCTTACCATCCGGTACTGGTTGA